CTTCCCTTATATCAGGTGTATTTGGTATTATTTTGACATTTGGTAAATTTTCTATATGCTGCCCATCATAACTGCCTTTTACACCTAAAAATTTATATTGTGGCAGCCTTTTAGCCAAAGCATAAAAATAAAGACTGCCCTTATTGTGATTGAGATTTATTAATGTAATATACTCTCTTTCCTTATCATCTGTTTTAACCCAGTCATTCATTGGAGGAGGGAATACAATACTAGGCCATTTGTAATTCAATGATTTTTTGCACCATTCTGAGTTATAGATAACTTTTACAGGTATTGGTGAATCTATTACGGACGGATATGGTGTGTCATTGTGTACAATATGAACAAATGGTTTATTATAGATTGAACAGGCGTGACTAGTCCATTTATTGTAATCTAAATGGGAAATCACTACATCTGCCCAATTAAAAAGCCTGTCTATTATGTATTCATCAGGAGGGAACACATCCACACCCTCGTACTCGTACATTTCAGTTATTTTGTACTGATTAGCTTGGTGAAGAAGTATTTTAATATCATGCCCTTGACTTTTTAAATGTCTATTTATATTTCTTGCCATTGCCTCAGCTCCGCTGCCATGTCTAGGGAAATAAAGATGTATTGACCATAAGATGTTCATATAACAATCCAATTTTGATGATAAATGTCTTTTGCCGATATGTCAACATGTGGCCCAAACCAACGCTTAGGCGCAATTACTATCTTTTCAGGATGATCTGCTAATATTGCCGCCATTGCAGAAAAACTGCTGTTTGCAATAATAAAATGTTTGCAGCGCTTCATTAATCTAAAATCATCAATGTAATTACCTGATAAGTATAAAGCATCAATGCCTAACCTTTCTTTTGCAAATTCTATATCATCACTAAAAACTATATATTTAGTATTTGCTGGCATAATCCACATAGCTTTTTGATAATATTCTTTTGAGCATCTAGGATGGTATGCATTTGGATCGTCTATATAATCACCTGCCCTCACATGAATAGCACAAAATTCATTCTGATGAGGCTCGTTAACCATTGTAAAATAATGCATTATTTCATCAATGCAATGCTCAAAGAATTTAGGGCTTTGCAGATGTGCATCTATATTCCAATCACCTTTTTCTAAAGTAACATCCCTATAACCCCAAAAATACCCATAAGTACCCCAATGCCTGCCATCAGGTATAATAGGCAATTTGTTTACAAAAAACCTATCCATTGTATCTGCAAAACCGCCAAATAAAGCATTATCCTTATTTACCCATTTAGGAAAGCCAAAATCAATATTGTTAGCTTTTGCAATACCTATTACCCCAGCAATAGTCCATAACTGATTTCCGAACCTACCGAGTCCGCCAGTACCTATGCTTAATGATGTTACCACTCGTTATTTCTTTTGCGGTGATGATGAAATATTACAGGATAATTATCATCCTGAAATTGCTGATCTTTATCATAAATAAACTGCCCTCCGTTATAATGTGCAGGCCACCAATGTAATTTTAAGCCATGTTTGTAAGCCAAACATGTTAATATTGCCTGATCATGCCTATGTTCCTGAAATGTAGGGTAATTGTAATCCGTACTTAATGAATCATCAATGAACCCATCTAATTGGCAGTACTTAAGCCATTGACCAATAAACAACCTTGCCGCTTTGGTGTTTTTTATAAATATTGCAGAAGCTTGTATCTGTCTATTGCCTTTATTAAATTTTAAATCCCACCTCGGAAAAATTCCGTTCATTACACTCATTTTACACCAATCCAAATGCTTATAATTATTGCCAAATAAAAACACATCACTATCCATTTTATCAATGATAATGTTAAAATCATTGACTATTTCAACCCCTGCATCTGTATAAACCAATACATCACCTTCATTTAATCTGCATAAATTATTATAAATAATATATGGTTTCCATAACCAATATCCGGCTCCTCTTTCCTGATTTAAAACATCCTTATTCAAATTATAAAACAAAGGATCATAACACCGTTCATTAAACATTATAGAATGATGCGCACCATGTTTCAAAGCACTATCCCTGCAAAGTATTGCACTTTGCGACATATTATTATCAGCAAAAGTTATATGAACTACCCTCATAATAATTTGCTTTGTGTGTGATGTATTCCGTAATCAGTATCAGTCTGCCATAAATCAGAATAGCCAGGCCGCTGAGTTGTAACAAATGGCTTACAAATATAAGCTTTTAAATTAGGCTGTATTTCACGTAAAAGGAAATCATCATAAATGCCGCTTTTCATTGGATCAAACCGCTCAAGTATATACTTTGCCGCTTGTGGCGTATAAATAACGGAATGCGTTGTGTGAGTATGTTTACACCGCCACCAATGATCTTGCACATGTTTTAACGGCAATAATACGTGACCGCTTAAATAAAGCATATCCCAACCATCAGGAGCCGTTTGGATAATGTGCTTATACATATCATTTACAAATACAACATCATCCTCAAAAACAGCCGTGTTTTCTGTTATAGTTTTTAGTATTGCTTGCTGCGATAAATTAAAGGATAAAAAACGGTCAATATGCTCAATGGCATAAAATCGCTCAACATCAATATCCTGTTGCTTAAATTCCTTTTCGGCTAATTTCCATCTATCATTTCGCGTGGCTAAATTAAGGCAAACGGCTCTCATAACTCAAATATACAAAAAGCCCCCCAAAAATGGAGGGCCTGTAATTGTAAACCAACTCTAAACAAACACCGATTAAGCGGTTCCTGTAGTGCCGTAAACAGCAGCTTTTGGTTGGAAGCTGAGTAGCTCGATGCGAGCCTCTGCACGGTAAGTGATGAGATTCTTTTGGAAATCTTTATCATCAAACTCTGTGCTGCGAACGCTAAGAGCAGAAGCCTGAGCAATACCAAAAGCATCAGTATTGATAACATAGAAACGTGAACCAGTAACCTGAGAATGAGGAACAACAGGGATACCTACAATGCGAGTTTCACCGTTTGCGCCTATTGTTACGCCACCAGGTACGCTGTAATCAGAAGGCTTAGTTTTCATCAAAGTAGCCCATGATGCGTGAGTAGTTAGGATAACATTAGGCATTCCCAGACCAAGATCCATATGCTGCGCAATACCATCAATCATCTTTTCAGCGTTAACTGTTGCTGATGTAGAAAGTGCAGTAGAACCAGAAGCGATTGTATTTAAGAAACGAGTATTTACAGCTCTGTTCCAATCTTCAACCAAAGACTGAGAAAGGTAAGCCTGAAGGAAAGGAAGATCCTGTAACATTTGGCGGCTAACCTTTGTAAAACCTGCGATAAAAGGCACAGCCACATTAACCATTGTTACATCGTAATCCACTTGTGATTTACTATTACCTTCGGTTTGCGCACCAAAAGAACCTTCTCCTACAGGGCTGTTTCCGCGAGGAAAAGTTACGTTACCTGTAGCTGTAGGGATGATACGAAAAACATCGTAAAGATGAGGATTGTAAAAAGAACGAAGCAAATTTGAAGGCACATAGCTAATCTGAGAAGTACCAGTCAGGTTATTGCTCAATGTCATATCTGCAACATCCTTTGTAGATTGAAAAGGAGTTTCAGATTTGATTTTGTCGAAATTCTCAGCTACAATTTCATAAATTGCAGACTTGAACTTGTCGCTATTAGTCCAATCTTTTTTTGCAGAACTTTCAATACCGGATTTCAAACGATTAGCGGAGGCAGACATTTCTTTTACTTTGGTTGCCAATTCGCCAATTGTTTCGTTTTTCTTTTGCGCATCTTCATTTAATTGCGCAATGTCAGCAGCTAATTTAGCATCAGCCGATTTAATTTCTGATTTGATGCCATCCACTAAGGGATTCAGGGCATCGAGGATTTCATTTGCCATTTTTTGTTATTTGTAAAATTTTAATAATTGTATATCTATTGCAGATTTTAAGCTATTTAAGTCAAGTGCAGTCTCCTGCGGCTTTACCTCTTCCTGTGCAGTCTCCTGCGGCAGAAACAAAGCAGAAACCTCTTGCAATTCGTTTATAAGTAAAGATTCGTTTTCACCTGTGTATTTACCTTCTTTCAGCTTTTTAATAACCCAAGCCATGTAATCAAAAGCTGTTTCTTTCTTTTGCTCCAAAAAGGATTTGACAACCTCGAAAGTTGGTGTATTAGGATTAGCACCCCATAACACCGCGCTACCTTCCCACAAAGCCACTTGAGTAATTACATTGTGATCAA